TCAAATGCTGGGGTTGCATCAGTAGCACCAAGTGCAAGAGATACACCACCGTAAGAAACAGTTGAGTTTGCTAATGCACCATTAGCAATGTTAGTAATGGTGTTATTAGAAGCATTTATAGTTTTATTTGTAAGTGTCTGTGTACCAGCAAGTGTAGAAACAGTAGAGTCGATTGCATATGTGATTTCATTATTTGATACAGTTGTGTCGATACCTGTACCACCAGTGAATGTTAGTGTCTCACTAGTACTAAATGTGTCATTTGAACCACTGTCAGCTGCAAGTGTGAATGAACTTGAGATTGCACCAAATGATAATGCACCAGAACCGTTTGTTTTTAGAAACTCATCTGCATTTCCGTCTGCTGCAGGCAAAGTAAATGCAACATTTGCTGCAAGAGCATTTGGAGATTTAAGTTGAACATGGTGTGTGCCGTTGTTCGTTCCTTCTTTTAGTTGAAGAGAACCACCAGTTGTTGCGTGATTACCAACATTAAGGTCATCAATTGCTTTGTTTGTATCAACTAGAATTGCTGAACTTGCAGTTAGTGTACCATCTGCATGGTCTATCTTATCGTTAAAACTTTTACCACCAATTACCTTTACGGTAGAACCATCACCAATGTAAAATTTTTCATTACCGTGAGTATACGCCAATTCACCATCAGAGAGGGTGCCAGGAGCGGTACTACCAGTAGATCGTTTGATTTGTAATGTTAATGCCATTTTCTTTTTTTCCTATTTAATTAAAAACTTCCACCGCTCAATGTGAGGTTTCCACTTGTAGTGTCAAGTTCGTTTCTAGCAGTCCACTTACCAGTTGCAGTTCTATATTGTAATAGAGAACCATCTTGTAATGGGAATGTTGAGATATCAACATCTGCCGCTTGGGAAATGTTGTTTGCAGAAGATCCCGTAGCACCAGAGTCACCTTTAGGCCCAGGCACTGTTACACGAGTTACTTGTGGTTGATTTCCCTGAGAAACCGAACCAACTACTGTTCTAGATGAATTAACTGTTGCTGTTATAGACATATTTTTACCTTGATACGCTTGGACTTAGAGTTGCAATACCTTCAACGACCCTTGTTTTACTTCCAGAAGCGTCTGTTATGACCAAGTCATAAACATACCTTCCAGACTCAAGAGCCGCAGTTTGCGTGTCTGTTAGTGAAATTGTGATTTGTCCTGTAGTTCTTGGCGCAGCGAACTGAGATGTAAATGTAGTCGCAGTTGACGATTCATACGTCTTGCGAATCATACCAAGTGCAGTATAGTTAGTTAAATCAAGTGCATTGCCATTAGAATCATTGACTGTTACCGTAGTGGTAAAGTCAGCATCTTGATCTATAAATAAATTTGATATTGTTGCCATCGAACACAGTCTCCTTCTAGTTCTATTTATAAGGATTACGACTTAGATGTTATGACAATAAATAGAGTTTTTGCTTACACAATATATAGTGTAGATTAGTTTAAGCATCTTCCAATGCAGTGATACGAGCTTCAAGTTCTTGAATTGTTTTTACCAGTAGCGGTACGATTTTTGATTGATCTATGCCTTGCATTACTGCATCACCATTATCGTCAACTTCGTCTTTAGTGCCAGTAATTGCTTCTGGTACAACTGACTGTACTTCGTGAGCTAAAAACCCATCGACAAGTGTGTTTGTATCATCAGCAATAAAGTTAAACCGTGCTGGCTTGAGTTGCTTAAGACGAGTTGTTGCATCCCATGTATAGTCTACGTTTTCTTTTAAGCGATAATCGGAAGAAGTATTATAAGCTGTGTTAGAACCATTCATTACAATAGTTCCTATTTTACCATTAGGATTTCTAAATTGAACTACTTGTAATGAGGAAGTTACTCCAGCAACAATATTATATTGAGGGTATCCTGACCCATATGTAAGACTATGACCTTGACCTTGAACAGCAGTTGGGCCTACAAGGAGTGCTGCCGAGAACCCGCCACTAGCAGGCATCAAACGAGCAATTTCTGTGCCGCCACTTTGAAAGGCGTGATACCCAGAGTTTGCGTTATTGTAGTACACGCCTCCTGCCACACCCGAACCAGAAATAACACCTAAATCAAGCGTTTGGTTTGTGTTGTTTGTAAAACGACCAACAATACCTGATGATGAATTAACTACTGTAAATTTTTCTGATAACGAAGTTATTCCAATCCCTACTTTACCATCGCCATCAAACGCCATAACAGAACGACTGTCTGTCACATCATAAATTTCTAATTTTCCGTTAACCGTTTGCCCGTCTACGATTCTCCAGTTACTAGTGGTAGCACCAGTCTTTTTAATTTCAAAACCTACAGTAGAATTACCACCTACTTCTGTTTTTACTAGAGTTGTTCCAGAAGACTTTTCTAAATGAAGCATTTCATCAACTGCGTTACCTGTTGATCCAATCCCCAAGGTGCCAGTGACTATACCACCTGCCAAAGGCAACTTTGCAGCAATAGATGTATTGATTGCGTTAGCAAGTTTGTCTGCTGTTACTGCATCATTAGCAATCTTTGCAGTTGTTACAGCATTAGAGGCTAAATCAGCAGCGGCAATTGTACCATCTGTAATATTAGAACCTGTCAATCCAGATGTATCTATACCTTGTTGTAAAATCTTTGATATTGGCATTATAGTTTTTCCTTACACATATAGTTAAGATGGTTTAGTGGGCCACTTTACTTCATCTAATGTTTTATATGTTTTAGTTATATCACGAAGTTTCTGACGATAAGTTTTCCAAGATGCAAAGTTTGTAACCGTACCATCTTCTTCTCTTTCTTTGATTATTACCCAATCAGAAGCTTGTAAGTATGAATTTCTTTTTGCTCGTACTCTATCTAATTCTTCTTCTGCTGTAAGTGTTACTTCATTAGTCTTAAATGTTTTTCCATCATAAGTCCAACCGTGTTTTACCTTATCATCACAATCTACCCATGTGATTGAAGGATGACATTCATAACCATTCTCTGGATGAATATCTACGACTTTTCCGTTTTGAACTGCTGCTTTCATTATGCGAACTCCTCAACGTAAACAATACCTAGTTTTCCAGCTTCTCCACCACCAGTATTTGCGGCAGAACCTCCTCCACCACCAGAACCGAAAGCCCTACCAGTTTGAGCAGGAACATTATAAACGCCAGGTCTACCACCTCCACCCCAAAAAGATGCTCCACCCATACCGTAAGAAGGACGGTAATCAGTCCCACCACCATTATACATATTGTCTATTCCGTTATTTCCAGAACCACCATTGATGTTTATATCACCACCAGTTGCAGTACCACCGCCGCCACCATAAGTAGAACCAGCATTTCCGTGTCTACCACCACTACCACCATTTCCAGTACAGTAAGAACCAAAAGATGAACCACTACCGTTAGTACCATGATTATTACCACCAGAACCCCCAGCACCACCAGCACCAACATTTACAGTAACAGTTGATACACCAGAAATATCTATAGTTTCAATCGCAGTACCACCAGCACCACCTCCAGAACCCATATCGCTAGCGGCACCATAACCACCACCACCGCCGCCAGCACCAGTAACAGTAACTTTCACTGTTCTGATTCCAGCTGGTTTAGTATAAGTATGAGTTCCAGCAGTTGTAAAAACTTGAACAGATTTGAATCCACCATGTCCAGTTCTTCCAGTACCACTTAAATCTAATGTTGAAGCAAGTTTCGTTGATGTTACTGCACTTGAAGCAATCTTTGCAGTTGAAACAGCGTTAGTTGCAAGTTGTGTTGTATTTACTGCACCACTGACAATCTTTGCACTTGTTACCGTACCATCTCCCACAACAGTACTACTCTGAGTAGTCCCACCAATATGCATTACATAGAAGTTAGTATTAGTTGCAGGCGCCTCTGTCATAGTAAGAGTTGTTCCCGAAACAGAATAAGCGTCTATAGGTTCTTGGCGAACATTACCTACATACACTTCAATCTCGTTTGCTGTAGCGGGCGCTTTACTCATTGTAAATGCAGTAGTAGTACCATTAGGAGTAAAGTCATCCTTGGTTACTGAGTTTACAAATCCCTGTGCTGGCGTTTTACCTAAAAATGGCATCAATTATCCCCTTATGATTTTTCCATGAGACCCATAACTACATCAAGAGCAGAACCAGTGCCAGCCTTGACTTTGAGGATATCTCCAGCCTCTAAAATATATTTTTGTCCAGCGAGAGTTTCTAATGTAGTATTCGCTGGGATACTGACATTCTCTAAAAGTTGAAAGTCAGCACTTGCAGAAGTATCTCTAAACTGAACCTGTACTGTTACAGCAGAGGTTGTCTTGTTTGCAACTGCAAGTCCAAGAACAACAGTCTGTGTATTAGCAGGACAAGTATACAAAGTTGCATATGAACTATTGGATACGTTTGCTGTTGCTGCATTCTTAAATGTGTTCGCCATGTTTTTTTTCCTATATTATCCTAAAGCAATCGCAAGAGCTGTTGCATCATCTTCTGCTTGATCGAATACACCCTGTTGCACTTTGGCAACTGAAACTGTACCATCAGCAATAGTATTTAGTGTGTTTACTCCATTCAATTGATAAACTTGAATATTCTTTGTTCCAGATGGTGGTGCAGATGTAAATGTTATTGTTGTACCAGATACCGTAAATGAAAGTCCTGATCCACCTCTTTGATATACATTGTTGATATACACCATGAAGTTTACGGCAGCACCTGATACTGGAGTGTTTGTTAATGTGAAGGCAGTTGTTGAACCGTTACCATTAAATTCGTCTAAATGTGTTTGTGATAACGCTGTAGAAGCTTGTGCAGTAAGAACCTGTCTACCCATATAGATAAGAAAGATTCTAGAACCATTGTCTGGGGCTTCTGAGAAGTTAATGTGGGATTGTCCAGAGGATTGTCCAGTAGTATAAGAATACTCTGGTTCTTGAATAACACCATCAATTGAAACAAGCAAAGAAGAAGGTTGTGCAACAAAAAAGTCCAAGTTGAACTGTGTTGTCGTACCGTTCCCTGCCAAAATTTGTCTGTCGAACACACCGTAGGATGGTTCTGCGCCGATATAGTTACTCATTGTATTTTGCCTCTATTTTCCATACTACTATTTAGTCTGCCTTTGCAATTGTTAAGTCGCCTGATTTTACTTG